GGAAAGTGGGCGCAAATACGAACCTCCACTTTCCAAACCTAGTGTGTTACCACACTAAATAGGGCTGCGCTATTTAAAGATGTGACCTCGAAAACCCGGACTGACTACCGGGGAAAAATTTGGTCTACAAATTTAATTCGGCGCAGTCCAGACAACACGTGTTGTCCCCAATCGGCCACAGATTGGTAAGAGTTCTTGCCTGGTAGCACTCTATAAGCTACTTTTTACCGTCTGTCAGTGACGCACGCTGCCTCCCTAAGGAGGCGGCGTTGGCTCCCAATACATTCTGGGAAGCCCGGTGAAGAAATAACACTGAAAATCTTCACCAATTGCACAATGAATATCATAGCACGAGGTATCAGAATTGACTCCGTTGCCTGTGAAGAACATACGGTAATCGAACGCTGCATCAAACGTCATCGTCTGTGTTAACCCTGTATCTCTACCTGGTGTAAAACGATTGTTTGAATAATATGGCATCTCGAATTCGAGAACACCATTAACGTGATTAATGGTCAAAGCTTCACCTAACGAACCAGGGAATACTGCACCCAGAGTGGGTACATTGATTCCAGTTGCTTCATACCCCTGAATGGCGAGTAAACGCGCAGACTTGTCGGTGGTATAATTAGCCATGGTTTGTCTGTTGGTGAAAACATATCCTGCAGCTCCAGGTACAAACGGCGCACGCTGTACCATAATGCTGTCACCTCGGCTCTGATGCCCTCTTGGGATGAATTTCCAACGAACGGAACCTCGTCTCCCATTAAAGGCATAAGACACCCAGTGCATTAACAAAGTGTTACAATAGTTGTATTGCGATATCGAAGCAGTAGTGTCAACTGCTCCAGGCACACCACCTCGCAGATAAGGCATTGCAGAAAACCTGCCGCTTATTACTGTGGGTTCTTCTTCACCTTTAGGCTGTGTTAACCATAAAGAATATCGCTTCATCATTGGTCTGAAACTGGTGATTGCCTCACCAAAGAAGACATCGTTCAAATTAGAACTGTCTACTGGGGGCATCCCCAAAACATCAGACATAGTCTGTTCAGGTTTGCTTGGCTCCATCGTATCCTGTGCTTCGGGCACAATCATTTCACCACTCTGCTCCTCTAACACTAGCTCCCCGGACTGGGGTGCTAGCACAAAGTTTGCAAAGTCGTCGTATGGAACTGCAACTTCGAAATCGTCTCCCATCGAGACGAAAACATTAATCTGAACATTCTTATTGACAGAACTATTGGCACCTGTCAACTCGTTCACGATATAAACAGCAATTACACCATTGGATTGAGTGAGATTAGAAGAATATCTTGAAGTACTATACGCTTCTGTCACACTGTCGGCTCCTGGCAAGAGATGGGTAAGAAAAGATTGATCTTGACCCATTCCGACTTCCATAGTGAAATCCTGTTCCTCTCCAATATCCACGACTTTCTGATAGTTTGTGTTATACTCAGAATATCCGAGATAATTACTATTAGCCATGAAATTGGGATCGTAAACGACTCTTATTCTCCCCTTGTGAAAACTGGAAGCAACAATTTGAAACCTAAATTTCATAGTTCCTTTCCAATACTGAAACGGCAAAGCTGCCATAGCACAAGCGGGAAAATGATACGAAACCGGCGGACCGGCTTCTTCTGCCCATATGACGGGACTGACACGAGCATTCCAAAGTAACGTGTCCGGGGTCGTCGATTGTAACCAGTCAAACGTTGTGAGATAAGATTCTCTACAAGCTATATTTCTGATATTAAAAGGATCGGCTCCAGACACCCCCGCAATTCGGGGATCAATGGATAACTCTTGTTTGTCGTCAACCGTCAATTTCTGACAAACGTCCGGCACATTGGTAACTGCCAACGTGCTTACTGGCTGGGGTCTAAACGGCTCTGGCGCTTTTGTGATTACTGGTTTACAATAACCAAACAATTTTGCCATGCCTGCAACGGCGTTACCTCCAATCTCCGTAGCTTTCGCAAACGGAGCTATATAAGGAATACCGTTGAAATAAGCGGCCCATTTGGCAACCGTAGTCGCCGGTCCACTAATAGTCCCTTTCATATTTGCCTCATCAATTTCTCCAGATTGTGGCGTCAATGTATTTTGATCGTTAGAAGTTAACATATTCATACTGACATCTTCAGCCCATGCGAACACAGTTACTGTAACAGCATCTGTTGCGTTGTTGGCATGAATTAAGTTATTCAGTGTTCTGAAATACAACCTTCCAGCAGCTCCCCCCGTCCACGATGACGAGGTGATATCAAAATAATTCTGATGCCAGAAAAACGGTAGTTTCATTTGACCGCCCATTGATGTGTTCGGGTCCAAAAATATATGTGGACACTGTGACAATCGAACATTATCTGCGGTTCCGGCGACAAAAGTTGCAGTCGCATCGTACAGATCTAGTGGATTGTATCCAACTAGCATTCTGCCATAATGAAAACTATTTCCATTTATAATGACCTTGATATGCAAGTTACAACGAAGCAACTTGTAATTCGTGAGCCTATTAGCTACACGTGGATTTTGCAAATACAAACTCCAAGGATCAATATCGAAATTAAGGGCGCCATCCACCAACCACTCATCCTCATGAATCTTAATAGGACGCGAAAAGAAACGTTCCAGAGTAGCATCAGAGCTATCCTGCAATTTTCTGGTCTCATCAGGTGCCTCAGAGGCATCAAGAATATAAGGATCCATTTGGTCGGAAAAACGGACGTTTTCGTAGGTGTTTAGACCATCCCCCTCTAACAAATCATAGTTGGAGGACGTCTCACCACTTTGAGGCTTTAAAATCTCAATCGCGTCACATATAACTGACTCCACCGTGGGCATTGGTGGAATATCGTGACCATCAAAATAACACACTCGCTTTCCAAGATGTTTGCGATGTGCATTATACAGCTTATCAAACCTATTAGGGTTGATGCCATACGAATCAAGATTCGATAAAACGTGTAAAACCGTGGGATACTCTTCCCGCGGTAAAGGTGTTTCATCAATGGTGCTCATGACCATACCTTTATCTACAAATTTACATTTAATTTTATTACATATACATTTACATTTACTGATCTATTTCATTCTACACTGCCAGACCTGATCAAGTCGGCAGGTGGTACAATTTACTTTGGCTGGCGAAACCTCCCCTAAATAGGGGTACCCCGATAGGGTACCAACATACATAAAGCCTAACCGTTAACATATAAAACTATACAAAAACACACAACGGTTGGTAAACCATCTACATACGTTGCACTTTGGTACTCCGTGGAACCCAGATGCGAACTGGGCTTGGGTTTTGCAGACCCAACAACTGTCTCCATTCCTCGCCCATAACATAGACAAGGGTCCATGCATATATTTGGCCAAAATACGTAACTGCAAGGAAACGGATAAACCAGCACATCCATTCGAATGGCTTAAAGCCGTCTGTTGTAAAACACAAAAACCAAATCCAACCACGTGTAGGAAAACCCCACGTGGCCTTTACTCGTCTGGTTAACAACAGAAACCACAAAACAGGAACAAGTACAAGTCCCAAGTCTGCCGCAACGTGTTCCCACCAAAAATAGGGATCATGCGCGGAACCAATGCAATGATCATTGATATCGACTGTATCTACAAAAACCATACTGCCGCAATTTTCATTTAACACTTCTTCTTCCTCCTCTTCAAGTTCCTCACCCAAATATTTGTATCGCCAAATAGCGACACGCCTATCGTAGGAAACATTTAAAGCAGGACACAAGTGTTCAATACCAGACTTCTGAGCAACTTCCTTCAATTTCTTCTGTCTGTCTTCAAAGACCTCTCGACCATAATAAAACCAATCGTGCAATGAGCTCGCAATGTTCTCAGCACTATGTTCTTCCTTGGTGAGTTCCTTAGATAACAAATGAGAATGCAGTCTTTTGTAAATCGAGTCTTCAGATAGCAAACCTACCTTAACTCCAAGATCTTCATTAAACTGACTCTTTCTCTTCAAGAAATCAACATCTTCCTCTTTCATGTAATGCGTGGGTTCTGATTCCTTATCCGGCATCGTGAATTTCATATCAAACTTAGACAACCATTTGGCGTAAGTAATATGCGTGAACTTGTCAAGTCCAGCAATAACTGTACCAATAACGTCGTCTCCATAAGTCAAAAATGAGCAACACTTCTTAAATACCTTGTCCGGATAGAAAGTGTAGAAACAAGATCTCAACAAAAGTGAATTAACAATAGAATTGATAATCACAGTCAAGTTCTGTCCCGAAGGATTTGTTCCAAACAATTCAATCAAATCTCCATTCATGGCAAGCACAGGGTAAACTACCTCATGTACTAAATTGCGCATCAATGTAAGATCGTCCTCAGTATAACCTTCGCATTTTGAAGCAATGTCAAGCAAAACGTCGAAAGCAGCAAGAGTTAATTGGGCAGACATGCGTATATCGTACTTGGCGTAATCGCCAGCTAACACACGGTCTTTACCCTTCTCCATTGCATACTCCCAGATTTCCTCCCAATCCAAACCTTCAGCATTTATACCCACTGCGCATTCAAACGCCATGGGATTCATCTGTATAATTCGGATTAATGGTAGGAAATACATACGAATCAATAGCTGCATCACTAACGGTGCGCTCTGAAAAACTCGCACCTTATCCTTAGTCTTTTTCGTCGGCTCATCTTTTAAACAAGCTTTCCAAATGACATAACACCTCTTTCCTGTCATTAAAATTTCCTTTGCTTTGTCAAACTCATCCCACACTTCTTTAACAAAAGTACGGGGTTTGCCACACTCAGGATATTCTTCAGGATCTAAATCAACCAATAGGGATCGCTTGGACCCCGACATGGGAAAACCAGGAGAGGTGTTGAAGTTCATAGGATCGATGAACCTCACTCCTTTCAAACCACTTACGGTTGCTACGCGGGACAAAGGTCCGCACTTAAACAACTCAGGCAATTTCTTTTTGACTTCCGTCGAAATGCTCTTCATACATGTTACGGCTTTCCGCAGTACACCGCCAACCGGTAAACTCGGAACGCTGGAGTGCTGTAACGTGGCTTGATAAGGATATCTTCCTTTACCTTTCATTTTCGGAGGTCCCCATTTCTGAGGTTCGCCGAATACTTCTTCTACATTGTCAGATATAATTGTTGGTTCAACTCTACTGTTAGGTGTCGCTTTACCAGACGTTGATCCGAAAACAGAAATAAAAGCTCCGAAAGGTAGGAATCGAGTAGCACTCTTCATGTGAATATCTTCACTTTCCAAAATTCGCTTACCAAAAGTCTCAGTAGGAAAATCTCCCATGTTGGGAATCAAGTTTCCTGATGAAGCTGAAAGAACTACTCCATCTACTGCAGACAACTTCAAGATAGCTTCAGTGATTTGGTCGTGGGTAACTGTTCCACATCCTCCTCTGTTTCCAAGGCCTCCAAGATGGAAACCCAAAATCATTGAACCTTTACGGTCACTGATCAAAGGGGACATACACATACCTTCAATAGTCTCACCGGGCAAAGTATAGTACCCTCCGGCGAACTCAGCTGATGTATGGCGAACTGTTGTGGATCCCTCGAAGAAAGTGGGCACAGATTTGAGAACTCTGCCTACTGGACCACGAGTGACCAACTTAGCTGCCATTGGACCAAGATCCTTAACTAACGGCAAAAACGCTCTAAAGTCCTTCATAGACCCTCCACTGGTCATGTAACACAGTGTCAAATCCGTATCTGGAATTTCATACGAAAATTCTTTAGAAATCGTCTCGCGAAAATAGCTTCCTACTTGCTCAGGTTTAGTCTTATACACCCTAACACGGATATCATCCATGTTATGTTTCTTGATGAAATGGGTCGGTATCAGTACAAAATTAGAACAAATATAGAAAGCTAAAGTTGTCTTGTGAGTTTCTGAGATAACACCAACAATATTTGTCCTCATGGAATTGGCCAAATTATCACTGGTAGTTGTTGTAGCTGGTTCAGACATCGGGACCTCTGAGCGTTCCACCTGTGCCCATTGATTCTCTTGGCTATCTCTAGCAGCAATATCATCCATGTTCTCAGGGTTCAACCCAGACTGGGCCTTGAAATCCTCCTCCTTTATCTCATATTCGTCAAATTCTCCAAACATGTCACGAACACGACCGCAATTATAAAAATCGATCATACTATTGTCATAAATGTCAATATCGGTGGTTTTCTTGACTTGTTTCTTAAAGGCCAAAAATACAATGCCTAAAGCTCCAAGACCAAGTAACGCCCACTTCATTTGCCATGAATTGGTATACGTCTTGACTACTGTCTTTAACTCCAAAATCCTCTCACGAGCCATCAATTGATACGTTTGCATAGTAGCACATGTGTAGTAATACATAGCAAACAAGGATGTAGGCACCCAAACAACCGACAAACACGGAATAGACCAAAGAGCAGCAAACAGCATAAAGACGATAAACGAATATCCAGCATACAGCGAATTCTTTATCTCCTCACGCCAAAAGAATAGACAACATTTTAGCACACGCGGATGACAAATCATGTATTCAGGCATACAGTCGAAACGTTCCCACCAATTGCAAAGATTTTGCATGGCGACTATTCCAGTTGCATGTTGTTCCCGAATATGATCACGAATGTTTTCCGCACGTCTTTGGCAATACGCATTGACGCTATACCAAGTGTCGTAAACTCCGGCGTTCTCTTCCAAAACCTGTTCTTTTGATTCAGTCTTACAGCATTTGCAATAGGCAAGGTTGCATTCTTCACAAATTACGGGATCATCGGCTTGGTTAGCCAAATATTGCCCTTCATCAGTGAAATGTAGCTTTGAAGCTTTTTGCACCCATTCCATATAATCGTAGACGTTGAGATTTTCCATGACCTTTCCATTCCATTTTATAGGTTTGAAGAGACTCATATCTAATCCACGTTTGTCCACTGCATGGTACTTGCGAACTGTCAATTTCCAAACATTAGGAGTACTGGTATGACCAAAAGCCTTAAGGATCTTTTCCTTATCCAAAATTCCTGCGGTGCAGTATTTTGCTATAGGAACGACTTTAACGTGGTACATACGTCTCAGAACTGATTCTGGTTCATTTGAATACACGGCAGCATTCAAATGTTCTACGTTTGTTGAAATAACGCAGAAATATGGATTTAGTGAAACTTTTCCTTTCAGAAATACATCTGCCATGGGGGCCAGATATTTCACATTGTTTATGACCTGAATTAATCGATACGCAGGGGAAAAATCCATAAAATTCTCCTTTGTGTTAGCAAAATCGTCAAATATAATAGCATTTATGTGCGAGCGGATAGAAGATGCATACTTGTCATTGTCTGCCCAAGTAGCAATTCTGTCGGCATCAAAACACAGCTCATTATACGCCAAACCACCTTTTACAGTTAAGTTTGTCAAGGACGATTTGCCACATCCAGATCTTCCGAATAAACACACCGAAAACGGGGACATACGTAGTCCACCGCGCGTTCTCAATTGTGTAAACTCGACGTGATAATCCCTAATTTTGTTCAATCTGTCTCCAAGATACTTCCTTTCAAAAGTTTCTGAGCGTTTGACTGACTTCATTAGGTTATCACCAAATTCGATAGCTTCTGCAACAAATTTATCATACTCATTGTCATCTATTTCGGTATACTGTTGTAAGTTTCCGCATATAGCATAACCATGCCACGACTTAATTTGATTAAACTTCCGGTCAAACTCGGTAAAACGATCATCCTCAGTATAAAACGAGGAAACTTCACCTGTCTGATACACGCGGTAGCCACCCTTGATGAAACCAGTGGCTGCCTCATAAAAAGCTTCGAATACATCTCCTGCTGCAAGTTGTTTCTTTGTTACTACGGGAGTAAACAAATGAACATTACCCAACTTAAATTCAACACCAGTGGTCTCGCACAAACCGGCGGACACTATGATATTAACAAAATGGGTAAACTTTTTAGCAACAGTAGAATGGCGGAACGACTTCCAATTAGTAAATGCATCGTCCATGGTCCTACACCACGCAACTTCTTCACCTAATTGAGGTCGCAACACCTCCCCGCTATTTTCATTCAATAACTCACCACTTTCATCACCTAAAGCGTCATTTCCAAATGCCTCTTCAACAATACTTTCAACGTATGAATCTCTATCGTCACTAGAACTACCAAAAGACCAATCCAATTTAGTCACCTTGCGAAAGGCAAACATAAATATAGACTCTTTTGTATGAGCTTGCAAATACATTGTCACTGCAGCGATTCTTGCTCTCTTTGTGCGCGCGTCGCGCAAGAGCTCAATCAACGATGCAATAAGTACTACTTCTTTGATAAATGGATCAACCTTGGTGAAACCAGACTGAGGTATTAAATGCGGATACCAAATGCCAATAGTCAATCTTCGCAACACGTTCAAAAAGGGGCTAGCCCAAATCAATAATGCTTTAAAGAATGACAATCCGACAATAGCGTAATACAAATAACCAAATAACTTGCTGAAGTGGAGTAAAACTGGATCTAACTCCAAACTATCAGCAATAAAAACTGAAAACCAAATCATACTGAGTAATGAAAAGAAGTCAATCAAGCTGCGCGAAACAAGCTGTTCTTGCCAAATATTTCTTTCCTCCTTGCTGGTATCAATTTTCATTTTCTTCTCTTTAACACGTGTTACCCCCCTAACTCTATTGCGATAACGCAAAGAGCCGGGGCACGGCAAATGTTTCCAATTAAAATGCGAATAATTCATCTTGTTCGTTTGATGGAGTTGTAAGTTCATGCTCCAAAAATTTCATCAATAGATAAAATATAATAATAATAGTTTCATAATAATCGCTTTTAGTGTATGGAAACGTGTTAAGAGTGCATACGGGGACCCAAGTTGTAAGTTCATGCTTGGGGATTCAGAAATTTAGTTCTGTACGAGGTCCTGATGAGCGAACTCCAACACGCATGGACTGCACCATGCCGCAAACATTAAATCATACCTTTGCACAATAAGGCGTTAGTAATAGCGCTCGAACTTTACTAATCTTTATATGAAACTCTCACGTTCTCCAACCTGACTAATTGGA